CATCTACGATTGATGTGTTAAATGCAGTTGTTCGTAGGGATAGCACGGATTATGCGCTGGAGCGTATTAGTCGCAGTGATTACATTAATATTCCTACTAAAACGACGCAAGCGCGTCCTTCGCAGTTTTTTGTAGACCGGCAAATTGACCCTACGCTCAAACTTTGGCCTGTGCCTGAGAACAGCACGGACACGGTCATTATTGACAAGCTTGTGCGGATGGATGATGCCGACACGTTTACTAACACCATGGACATTCCGTTCCGGTTTTACCCCTGTTTGGCGGCGGGATTAGCATATTATCTTGCCATCAAACGCGCCCCTGAACGCGTACAGCTTCTCAAAGCGGTTTATGAAGAAGAGTTTGAGCGAGCCGCATCTGAGGACAGGGATCGCGCTTCGTTCAACATACAGCCGTCTATGGCGTACTCAAGGCTTTTGTAATGGGACGATTTGCTACAGGAAAGTTTGCTTACGGCATATCAGACCGCTCGGGTTTTCGTTACAAGTTAAACGAAATGAAGCGCGAATGGACGGGCATGTTGGTGGGTCCTGATGAGTATGAGCCAAAACAGCCTCAATTAGAGCCTCGCAGGAAAGCTGTCGACCCGCAAGCTTTGTTAAACCCTAGACCTCAGCCCAACAATCCAACCAGTGCTTTTTTGGTTAAAACCACAAATGGTATTAGCTATTTGGGTAATGGAAATTGGACTACCTCTGGTGTGGCTCAGTTGCCCTCAGAGCTTGATGCAACGGACGCTCTGACCGGCTCGGTAGGCTCAGTTACGGTGACTACTTCATGAGTTTTACTTACGGTGAACTAAAACAAGCCATAAAAGATTACACGGAAAACGATGAAACGACGTTTACCAATAATCTTCCCGTGTTTATCCGCAATGCTGAAGAGCGCATCCTCAAGAATGTACAGCTTTCGGAGTTCCGTAAAAACGTAACGGGAAGTTCTACGGCGTCCAATCAATTTTTGGACTGCCCGTCTGATTTTTTGGCCCCCTTTTCGCTTTCTTTTGAAGTTTCTTCGTCGAAAATCTTTGTTGAATACAAAGACGTTAACTTCTTGCAGACGTTTAACCCAAACAGTAGCACCACAGGTACGCCTAAATACTACGCGATGTTTGATAGCGGTAATTTTATTTTAGCGCCCACGCCAGATGCCGCTTTGACGGCGGAGCTACACTATTACTACCGGCCCGCCAGCTTGACCAGCTTGAGTGATACAAGTCAATCGTGGCTCAGTGAAAACGCTCCGTTGGCCATGTTATATGGCAGTTTGCTAGAGGCGTACACCTTTATGAAAGGTGAGCAGGATGTTCTAGCTCTATACACGGCTCAATTGCAAAACGCCCTTATTGGGATGAAGCAGTTTGGAGAATCTAAAGAAGTGACGGATCAATACATGACCGGCATGGTCATAAGGCCTAAACAATGAACTTTGAAGGGGTTACACTATCTCCGGGCATAGTCGAAGTTCAGACTACTCAACATCGTGGCTTCACTCCGGAAGAGGTGGCCGACCGATGCTTAACCAAACTTCTTAGCGTTTCTGATACGGCACCGCCCGCTATCAGGGATCAAGCGATAGCTTATAAGGAGCATATGAGAGCGGTCCTTGTATTTTATATGAACGAAGCTGTTCAGAGCGACAGGACTACTGTTAACAACGCTTTGCTTGATGCGGGGCAAAAAGATTTGGCCGAAATGATTAGGAGACTATGATATGGCTTTTAGCGGAAACTTCATGTGTACGTCCTTTAAGCAGGAACTGCTTATTGGCGCTCACAATTTTACGAACGGTGCCCATACATTCAAGCTAGCAATGTACACCAATTCAGCTAGTTTTAATGCGGCAACCACAGCATACACAACCAGCAATGAGATCAGCGGTACAGGCTACTCAGCAGGCGGCGGGACACTGACCAATGTGACCCCTACCACCTCGGGAACCACGGCACTGACCGACTTTGCCGACCTCACGTTCTCCTCAAGCACCCTGACGGCGAGAGGGGCACTTATATACAATACGACAACTAGCGGTGGCTCTGGCACTACAGACACCGTTCTCGTGTTGGACTTTGGCTCAGATAAGTCATCAAGCTCTGGCGACTTCACGATTGTGTTCCCAACTGCTGACGCATCTAACGCCATTATCAGGATTGCATAATCATGGCTTTGGTCGTAGCGGATCGCGTAAAAGAAACCACGACAACAACAGGCACTGGGGCAGTTTCTCTGGGTGGTGCGGAGCCTAACTTCCGTACCTTCGCCTCCGTTTTGTCTAATGCTGATACAACCTATTACGCGATTATTGACAACAACAACCTCGCCTTTGAGGTTGGTCTTGGCACTTATGCAAGTAGCGGCAACACGATAACCCGCACCACGGTGCTGTCGAGTTCCAATAGCAACAGTGCAGTCAACTTCTCCGCAGGAACTAAGGATGTCATCCTGACATATCCTGCTGACAAGTCAGTATTTGAAGACGCCAACGGTGTAGTGTCGATTGAGAACCTTCAGTTTGACACCAACGCTATGAAGGCTACCAACACCAACGGCAACGTACAGCTCACGCCAAATGGCACGGGCTTTGTTGAGCTGGTGGGTGCAACCAACGCTGGAGCAATACGGTTCAATTGCGAGTCCAACTCTCACGGCGTAACTTTGAAAGGGCCACCGCATAGCGCCTCTGCAACGTACAGCCTAGAGCTTCCAAATGGAGATGGAACAAGTGGTCAGGCTTTACTGACAGATGGTTCTGGAAAGCTGTCATTTGGAGCCGCAGGAATTAACACAGGCAAGGCCATTGCTATGGCTATTGTATTCGGATAGGAGATAGAAAATGTCCGCACCAAACATTGTTAATGTCGCCACTATTACAGGCAAGTCGGCGGTGGTGAACTTGACCGATACTAACGCTACCGCTGTGGTGTCGAATGCCGCAAGCTCTAGCAAGGTGTTCAAGATCAACAGCCTCACTGTCGCAAATGTAGACGGGGCTGTAGCGGCTGACATTACAGTCAGTTACTACAGTCAAGACGACATTGGCGGGACAGCCACAGAGATTGTCAAAACGGTTTCTGTTCCGCAGGACTCAACGCTTGTAGTGATCGACAAGAATACTTCTCTGTACCTAGAGGAAGATCGAAGCATTGGAGCGCAAGCCAGTGCCGCAAACGATCTCAAGGTCTTTGTTAGTTACGAAGAGATAAGCTGAGTCTAAGCCATGCGCTTTATTGGTAAAGACCCCAACATCATTGATGCCTACTACACCGCCACAGCGGAAGGTGCGATTACGGCTGGAAAGCCTGTAATTGTTGAGGCCGATGGTGATGTAGCACAGGTATCTGGAAGCACCAACACTACACCATCACCCGGTACGCCCGAAGTATTTGAGAGTGGAGCAACTAATTACTTTGCGATTGCTTACGATTCTAACGCGGGAAAGATGGTTGTTGCCTATCAAGATGGCGACAACTCTAACTATGGCACTGCTGTTGTAGGCACGGTAAGCGGTACGTCCATCACTTTTGGTACGCCTGTTGTATTTGAAAGTGCATCTACCCTTTACATCGATATGGCGTATGATGCGAATGCCCAAAAGGTGGTTATAGTCTATAGGGATGCTGGAAATGGCGATGACGGCACCGCTATTGTCGGCACAGTTAGCGGAACATCTATAAGTTTTGGTTCTGCCAGCGTATATAACACCCAAAGATCATCCCACAACGCAATCGCTTATGACGCTAACGCCCAAAAATTAGTGATAGCTTATCAAAAGCCCGGCAACGGGGAGGGCATGGCTATTGTCGGTACGGTAAGTGGCACATCAATCAGTTTTGGTTCTGCGGCTGAATTTTATAACGACAACAGTGAAGACATGGTGTGTGTTTATGAAGAAAATGCCCAAAAAGTAGTGATTGCTTACAGAAACGAAAACAATTACGGGTCTGCTGTTGTAGCAACGGTAAGCGGTACGGATGTTTCCTTTGGAACGCCGGCAGTGTTCGAGAGTGCAACCAGTTATTACATCTCACTTGCTTATGATTCGAATGCCCAGAAAATAGTTGTAGCTTATCGAGATGCCGGTAATTCTGATCATGGTACAGCCATTGTAGGAACGGTCAGCGGTACGTCTATTAGCTTTGGAACAGCGGCAGTATTTAACAGTGCAAGCACGGATTATCTTTCAGCCGCTTATGACACGCTTGTTCAAGGAACAGTTATAACTTATCAAGATCAAAGCAATTCTTTCAAGGGAACGGCGATTGTAGGGACAGTAAGCGGAACATCTATTAGTTTTGGCACCGCTGGTGTATTTGAGGATGGAAGCACCGCCTATGGTGTAGTTGGATACGAACCTACAGCGCAGAAAAGTGTTGCGGCTTATAGGGATAATGGTAATTCGAGCTATGGCACCGCTGTGGTTATTACGGCAAAAAACATTATCACTAATCTTACCTCCGAAAATTATATAGGCATCGCCGCAGATACCTACGCTGACAACGAAGATTCAACTATTGGCATTGTCGGCTGTATAGACCGCAACCAGACCAGCCTGACAGCAGGCCAGCAATACTTCGTTCAGACTGATGGCACATTAGCAACTACAGCAGACGATCCTTCCGTACTGGCTGGCACAGCCATATCCGCTACTGAACTGGTGGTAAAAGAATGAATGCTATAGGCAATACGCTACCAAGAAGATTTAAGGCTAAGGCCAGTGGCGCAATCACCGCAGGCAAGCCTTTGATTGTCGAGGCTGACGGTGATGTTTTACAAATATCACAAACCTCCGTCACTCAGGTAGCTGGGACAGCCGTCACGTTTGAAACTGGCGTAACCCTTAATATAAGGTCTGCTTATGACGCCAATGCTGGAAAGGTGGTAATAGCTTATCAAGATAGCGGCAACAGCGATTACGGAACTGCGGTAGTAGGAACGGTAGATCCGTCCAACAACTCGATAAGTTTTGGTACGCCTGTTGTTTTTGAGAGCGCATATACGTCTCAATACGACACAATTGCCTGCACGTATGATGCTAATGCACAAAAAGTGCTTATCTCTTACTTGGATGCGGGGAACAGTAAGTACGGCACAGCCATTGTCGGAACTGTAAGCGGCACCTCGATCAGCTTTGGCAGTGCGGTGGTTTTTGAGTCAGCAGAAACAACGCACATTAATTCGGCTTATGACGACAACGCGCAAAAAATACTTATTGTTTACAGAGACAACGGCAACAGCGACTACGGAACTGGGATTGTGGCGACAATTTCAGGCACGTCTGTTAGTTTTGGCACCCCAGTAGTTTTTGAGAGTAGCCGGGTAGAGCAAAACACAGTTGTTTATGACTCTTCTGCCCAAAAACACGCTATTTTTTACAAGGATGTCTATGATAGCGGTAAGGGCAGAGCTATTGTTGCCACCGTGAGCGGCACCTCTGTTAGCTATGGAACAGCGGCAGTGTTTGATACGACAGGCAGTGCAGAAAGATATGGCGCGGCGTATGACTCATCTAACTCAAAAATAGCACTAGGATTTGATAACGGCTCGGACGGCAAATATATTGTTGGCACAATTAGTGGAACTGACATTTCATTTGGCTCACAAGGCACTTTTAATTCTGGTAATGTCGACGATATGTCGGCTGTTTTCGACAACGTCAAAAACAAAGTAATTTTTGTATGGCGCTATGCTTCAGGCGCAGGAAAACTTGTTTCCGGGACAATTAGCGGGACATCAATGTCCTTCGATACAACGTATGAGTATAACGGCGGAGATAGAGGCGACTACAACCAAAAAGCCGCTGTGTGGGACAATGGCAATAAGAGAACGGTAATTCCCTTTAGAAATGCAAGTGGCGGCGGCGCGCTTGCCGATGACGGCATGGCCGTTGTTTTTCAGACAGGTGGCACCGATACCAACCTTACCTCCGAAAACTACATAGGCATTGCAGAGTACGCGGCGGCGGATACAGAGACAGCTACCGTGCTAATCAAGGGCGGCGTCATTACGAGTGGCACTTTGGTGCCTTTGGGCTTTACTTTTGGTTCTGCGGCTATTTTTGAGTCGGCAACTATTTTTTATGGTGGCTCTACCTATGACTCTACAAACAACAGAGTTGTAAGAACGTATAGAGACAACGGTAACAGCGCGTATGGCACGGCGGTTGTGGGAAGCATAAGCGGAACCACGATTACTTGGGGAACTCCAGTCGTCTTTGAGAGTGCCAGCACAAACGAAATGGACATTGCTTTTGATTCTGGAAACGGCAAGGTTGTTATCTGTTATGAGGACGGAGGTAACTCTAGTCATGGCACTGCAATAGTAGGAACGGTTAGTGGGACATCTATAAGTTTTGGGTCAGCTACCGTGTTTGAGTCAGCAGAGGTCAGAGTACCTGTAATTACTTACGATGCTAACGCTGGAAAAGTTGTAATTGCTTATAACGATGACGGGAATAGCAATTACGGCACGGCTATTGTGGGAACCGTCTCAGGGACTTCAATTAGCTTTGGTTCGGCGGTGGTTTTCAACAGCGCCAACACAAGCAATTTGGGCATGGCTTACGATGCTAACGCGCAGAAAATAGTAATTGGCTATCAAGACGGCAGTTCTGGCAACGCCCTCGTGGGGACTGTATCGGGCACGTCAATTTCTTTTGGTAGTGAGGCAACCTTTGAGTCAGGAACGGCGGCAGACGTTAGTGCTGTTTATGACCCAGACTCGCAAAAAGTAATTCTTTCCTATGTTGACGAAGGGGACAGCAACAAAGGGAAAGCTATTGTAGGAACGGTGTCTGGTACAAGCATTAGCTTTGGAACGGAAACCACATTTGCCGACCACGGCACATCAATGACCGAAAATAATTGCATTGCTTATGACACGACTCAGGATAAAGCCGTTATAGCTTATAAGGATGCAAGCAGTAGTGAGCTTAAAACAATTATTGGCACTGTTTCAGGTACGTCTATAAGTTTTGGATCGGCGCAGGTCGTTTATTCAGGGGGTGCTAATGATATAACTCTTGTTTATGACTCTAATGCAGATAGCGTAGTATATATGTACAAAGATGCCGCCAACGACTACGGCACAGGTAAAGCCGGTCAGCTTTCACAGGAGCTGACCCCCGGTCAGACATACTTCGTACAGGGTGACGGCACACTGGCACTCACGGCAGATAGCCCTAGCGTCACCGCCGGCACCGCTGTGGCCTCAAACAAGTTAATAGTAAAGGGCTGACATGAGCTACATAGGCAGACAGCTTAACGTACCAGCCAGCACGGTTCAGCGGACGGCTGAAGGTGCTATCACTGCCGGAAAACCTTGCATTGTTGAGGCTGATGGGGATGTGGCGCAGGTAGCGGAGACTGTTGTTTCAGAGGTTATTGGTTCAGCCGCTTTGTTTGAGAGCGGGGAGGTCGTTTATGTAAATGCGGCTTATGATGCCAACGCCGAAAGGGTGGTAGTTGTTTATCAAGATAGGGACAACGCTGAATACGGCACTGCTGTTGTAGGAACAGTAAGCGGCACGTCTATCAGTTTTGGGACGCCAGTTGTATTTGAAAGTGCGGGGACTCATTGGACCAACATAGCTTATGACGCTAACGCTCAAAAGGTAGTAATTGTTTTTCAGGATGAAGTCAACTCTAGCTATGGAACCGCAATAGTCGGCACAGTTAGCGGCACGTCTATTAGTTTTGGCTCTGCGACTGTATTTGAAAGCGCAAGTACGCGCTATATAGGAATTGCTTACGACAGTGGCGCTCAGAAAGTGGTCATAGCGTACAAAGATGCTGGCAACTCTAGCTACGGCACAGCTATCGTAGGGACGGTGAGCGGTACTTCCATTAGCTTTGGGACTGCCGTTGTATTTGAAAGTGCCGAGAGCGAACACATAAGTGTAGCTTATGATTCTGACAGTCAAAAAGTAATAATTGGCTATAGAGACAACGGCAATTCTAATTACGGAACTGGTATTGTAGGCACAGTTAGTGGAACCTCCATTAGCTTTGGGAGTGCTGTGGTATTCGACGCTGTGACCGCGATACGCAACGCAGTCGCTTATGACGCTAATGCTCAAAGAGTTGTTATAGCGTATAGAGAGGCCAGTAGCACCGATCAAGGCATGGCTGTCGTTGGAACAGTAAGTGGCACTTCTATTAGCTTTGGTACTCCTGCGGAGTTTGACGCAAAAGGTGATTTTATTTCAGCCGTTTATGATGCCACTGCCCAAAGAGTGGTGATTGCTTATCAGGATAGAGCAGACACTTACGGAAAAGTCGTTGCCTGCACGGTTAGCGACACCTCTATCACTTTTACCAGCCCCTCTACGTTTGAAAGCGCAAATACAGAGTATGTTGCGAACGCTTATGATTCTAGTGCGGGGAAAGTGGTGATTGCGTATAGAGATTTGGATAATAATGACTACGGAACCTCCGTTGTGTATCAAACTCCACATACCGCAAAGAATCTGACCTCAGAAAACTTCATTGGCTTTGCAGAAAATGACTGTACCGACAATGGCCTAGCGACGATTCAGCTAGGCGGCTCAGTCAATGACAAGCAGACCAGCTTGACGGCAGGGCAAACCTATTTTGTGCAGACGGACGGTACAATAAGTACAACTGCCGGCTCACCCTCCGTGACGGCAGGCACAGCAGTTTCATCCACTGAAATTTTAGTAAAGGGCTAAAACATGAAAACCATCACCGAAAACGCAACCAAACTGTCTAAGTATCTTTTTGATGACAGCAAGGCTGTGGCTATGGGTTCTGACAAGATTACTGTTGGCGATCCCTCGTCACCTGACTTTTACATTGCTGACCTTAACTCCAGCAACGCCACGCTCACTGAAAGCGTTACGGATGCGCCTAGCAACTGGTCAGGCAATCGTTACACCTATGACCCAGCGGCAGACCCAAAGTGGGTTGCAAATCCCGACTGGGTCGATCCTAGTGCGTAAAACCAGTGAAACGCTCACTGGTTATTGCTGTTTGCTTGTTATGGCCTGCCCTATCGCTAGGGCAGACCACGACTAATATAAATACAACATCGTCGTCTACTAGTGCGAACACTAATAACAACGAAAACGTGAATACGACTACCTATACGGGTACGTCTGAGAGCACGAACGTAAACACAAACACCAACATAAACACCAATGTTAATACGTCAGTTATTGACTCAAATTACAGCGCAGTTACCAATAACACTAATCTTAACCAGAGCGTCAACACGACCGATTACACCGGGTTGATTAACAATATCAACACAAGCAACTCAACCAGTAGCAACGTAAACAACAACACCAATAACAACGTCAACACTAACAACAGCACGTCTGTTAGCAGTGCCACGAACGTCAATCAGAATACCAATACCAACAACAGTGTTAGCTTGACGACATCTGACACGACTATCGACCAGACAAGCAGGTCTACGTCAGACGTTAACTCAAACTCAAACACCAACAACGTAAACACTAACAACTCTACTAGCACCTCAACCCAAAGG